TTTAAGTTGATGTGTGATTCGATAGATGTATTATGGATGCTGGTGCGAAGGTGTCAAGACAATTTATTAAGATAATTGAAATATTTATTTTGCTGAATCTGAATATTCCAAAACAGTCTCCCGAAAGGCTTGGCGCTCTGTCAGATCACAGGCTTCCATTTTGATCCCAATCCTTTCCTCATATCTCTCACGAGCCTCATCCTCAAGGTCGCTGAGCCATTTTCTTTCAAAGGATGATAGATTGTATCGATTCATTACTCAATCTCAACCAGCGGCTTCGTATCCGCCTTGACCACTCGACCGGACATTTCTCGAACCAGCCCTCGTTTTAGACAAACAACCACAACTCTGTTTTTATTTAAAAATATGCCTCCGTGATAATTCATTCGATGCAATGCTTTGAGTCTCAACTGTTCCGGTCTGGCCGTTTCTGCCCCATTGGCATTATCATAAGCGGCACACATTTCGATATATTTCGGATAGTCCTTCGAGTTTCTTGAATATTGCTCAGTCATTATTTTTTACCCAACATGGCTCGCATTGCTGCAATGTTCTTTGAAAATGTTTCTGGTGTGGATCGTTGCTGTTCGATTTGTTTGCGTTCCTCTGCGGTCGGTTCATCAAAGAATTGGTGATATGGCACTTTTGATTTCAGACACCAACCAACGAATTGATTGGCGGGGGGCAGAAATACTTGACCATCGCCGGACATCTTTTCAGCAACGGCCAGACCTTTTGCTAATTGTTCGGCTGAATTGATGTTTCGTTCAATGAATAATTTACGCAGTAATTTTTTGTAATTCGCTGACCATTGATCCTGATCCTGAAATTTGGTTGCCGTACTCCACGCAGGGAAAATCACAATCAATTCTGAAAACAATTGATTCACAACCTGATTGGTCTGTCTGATTTCATCATTGGTCATTCCAGACATATATTCTGGCTTGGCTGGATTTTTGTTGTTCGTTGATGCGGTATTGCTGATTACTGAACTCACGGTTGATGGCGTGACTATTTCGGAGATTTTTTTCATGTTGCTACCAATTGGTTGATGTTAAGTCGATTAATTTATTCCCGAATCCGTCCGTTCCTTTTCCATTGTTTCGATTGTCTCGCTGCTCCCATGTTCTGATTGCTGCTTGCCAAGATTTCATTTTGTTTTTCCCTACCATCCATCCTTTCGATTCGTAGAAATTTATGAAACTGTCTGCGTTGATGCCGTTTGATCTTTGCAAACAATAATCGCTGACTTCCTGAACAGAGGGCGGGGAAAAGCGACTGCTTTTCTCTCTCTTTGGATTATTAGTTATTTGATATAGTTTTTTAATAGGTTTCATTTTTGAAACGGTCGTGCAGAGTATCGTTTCATTTTTGAAACGGTGTTGTTTCATTTTTGAAACGGTGCTTGGGTCTTTTTCATTATTGATAAAGTCGATATATTCATCGGTATTCTTTGTTTTGCCCCAATATTTCAGGATAATCGGGTGTAATTTGTAATAATTCATTCTTTGGTGCTTTATCACAATTGCAAAGCGTTCAATGTTTTTGACTGATCTGCTAACGGTAGGTTTTGATTTGAAAACGCAGGGGAGTTCTTCCATTATTTTGTCATGCGCCAAAAAATAGTATGATTCGTTATCGATATCTATTTGTTGCGCCCATCCTGCGGCGGCGGTGATCATGTTTAGAAGCATTCCATCTTGAGGCGATAATCCCAGATCAAGGCACATTTCCTGATCAAAGGTTGGCTTGTATTGCATACTCATTTCATTTCCTCCTTGATTGATTTTCTGAGTGATTTCAGTTGAATGTCAACTTCATCAATTTCGCCTCGATCTGCTGCTTTCTGAATGAGTGAAAGTCTGAGATTTATTCCTTCTAAAATCGCCAGAAATTCATGCTGTTTTTTTGTTGCGGGTATTGTCATATTCTTGTCCAAAAAAAAGAGTTGGGTCGCTGCTTCTCGAAATCTTGGCGGCATCGTAACAACTCGATGTGAAAAGCAGCGCCCAACTCTGTTGTTAAATTTTTAACTCCCGCCAAAGAGTTAGTTGGTAAGTGATCAATTACATGATTTGCTTTGTAATTGAATAACCATTCACATAATATATCGTATTATGTTAAAATATGCAACATGATAAAACAACAAAGCATTGCTGTTCCCGAGGCGCATCTTAAAATATTTAAGGCGTACTGCAAAAAGAATAATATAAATATGTCACGGTTTGCTACTGAATCAATGGCAATGAGATTTCCACAGTCGATTGTGGATAAATTGCCAAAACCAAACAGATCAGGGAGGCCAAGCAAGTGCCGGTAAAACCAAAGAAAATAGATGGGCATGAAAACCCGAATGATCTTTTGCCTTATATCAATAATGCAAAAACGCATTCAGCCGAGCAAATTAAAATGGTTGCTGCTTCAATCAAGGAATTTGGATTCAATAATCCCGTTCTTATCGATGGAACGAAAAACATAATCGCCGGTCATTGTCGGGTGTTGGCAGCAATGAAATTGGGATTGGAAGAAGTGCCGGTCAGAATCTTGAATCATCTTTCACCCGCTCAGAAAAAAGCCTACATTCTCGCAGACAATAAATTATCTGAGGTTGGCGCTGATTGGAATATGGAATTGGTCAACATCGAGCTTGAGGATATGAGTGACTATCTGCAAAGTCTGACCGGCTTTGATTCACCTGATCTTGATGACGTTGGCGGCGATCAAATTGGTCTGGGCGAGATTGACGAGGTATTCCAAATCATAATCAGCAGCGAAACCGCCGAGGAACAAGAGGAATTATTGGAACGATTTTTGGAGGAGGGATTAGAATGCAGAGCATTGACCTTGTAGTTTCACATAAGATCAAGAAAACCGCCCGAGTGATGCAAGTCACCGGCATGATGGATTATGAGTCAGACATCACCGAACACCACATTAAAATCCCGAATGTGGATATTGATTTTGATTGGAATATTGGTCTGATCGTTGGCGCATCTGGATCGGGCAAAACCACCATCGCCAAAAACGTATTCAAAGATGAATTCTACGAGGCTGAGTGGGGTGATAAAGCTCTGGTTGATGAATTCCCAAAGGGTCACACCATCAAAGAGATTACTGCCGCTCTCACAAAGGTTGGGTTGGGTACTGTGCCAGCATGGTTGCGCCCATATCACACTCTTTCAAACGGTGAGAAATTCCGAGCAGATATTGCGCTCGCTTTGATGACAGAACAAAAGACGATTTGCATCGATGAATTCACCTCAGTAGTGGATCGCACGGTTGCTCAGATCGCCTCAAATTCGATTCAAAAGGTTTTCAGAAACAGCGACAAGCGACTGATTGCTGTATCCTGTCATTACGACATCATAGAATGGCTCCAACCTGATTGGATTATAAACGTGCAAGATTTCACGTTTAGGAGGTTACTTCGGCAAGCGCGGCCAGAGATTGAAATCGAAATCCGACATGTTGATAAACAAGTCTGGGAAGGTCTTAAGCACCATCACTATATGAATCACAAGCTCCACGTTGCCGCCCGATGCTTCGCCGCATATCACGGTGACAGATTGGTTGGATTCACGAGCTATTTGCATTTCCCACACCCGAAAGCAAAGAATATCAAAATGGGTCATCGCACCGTAGTGATCCCAGATTATCAGGGATTGGGATTGGGTGTTATGATGGACAATGCTTTGGGTGAATATTTGAAAGGCCAGAAAATGCGATATGTAAACAATACCGCACATCCGGCAATGATCAAAAGCTATCAAAATTCACCGCTATGGATAACAAAGCGATTCGGTCAACTACCTCGAAATAGATCAAAAAGCACGATCATAAAATCATCCAAATCCCGAGCGCATCGAATGATGCTGGATAGTCGGCTAACAGCGAGTTTTGAATACATAGGTGAAAAATGAAGCATTGGGTATCAGCAAAATTGCATGGCATATCGGTCACGGACAAATCGGTTGAATACAATGGTTCAGTCACCATCTGTTCTGAACTGATGAAAAAGGCCGGCATTGAGAATCATGAGAAAGTTCAAATCGTAAATCTGAATAATGGCAACCGATGGGAAACATACGCGCTGGCCGGTGAGTCAGGTGTATTTTCATTGAACGGTGGTGGCGCCAGATTGGGTGAGGTCGGTGATAAGTGTGTGATCATTGCATATCGAACCAGAAGCGCCTTTTTGGATTTTGATGTCGTATTTTGCGGCAAGGATAATTTCATAACTCATTTTATCCGTTATGAGAATACTTGAGATTGGCAAATACATTTCGGTAGCCTATGCCGGAATGCTTTTGGCAGAACAAGGGCATGATGTCATCAAGATTGCCGCGGCAAATGATCCGATCCTTGAATTGAGAAAAGGCAGAGAATTGTATGATTGGATCAACCACGGAAAAACAATGATGCCGAGAGATGAATTATCAGTTGCCGAGCATGTTCGCAGACTTAATCCTGATGTGGTTATTGAGAATGTGCCGAGTCTGACACCGATCAAGAATGTTCGCTGGATCAGCATTCGCCCATCTGGGAATCTGCAAAAGGGTTTTGACATACTGGCGCAAGCACAGGCGTTTAACGGCTTTAATGTTCCATTCTATATTGGTGATACAGTATCGGGCTTATTTGCGGCATACCTCGCCACAGCCAGCCAGAAGATGCACCACACGGTAGGCCAAGCAGAAGCGCTCACGAAAATTATGGAAGGTGAGCTTGTGGTTGAGAAACCAGAAAACGGATGGGATTATCTTGAATATGGAATCAACCAAGATCATGCGACCGTGGACTATGGAAACAAAATTCACAAAGAAAGGCGATGGACTCAATCTGACAGAATGGAACGATTGAATCACATCGATGGGAGAATACGATTCAATGATTGAGCCGAAAAAGAAAATCATCCCAAAAAAGGTCGCAAAGAAAAAAGTGACTAAGAAAAAGATCACCAAAAAAAAGGTCACGAGAAAAAAACCAACTCTCGCAAAACTCTATGCGAAAAAACAGCATGACGAAATGGTCAGGATGCAAGAGGCGTTTATAAAATCATATAGCGCCAAAGCCTGTAATGTTACCGAGGCCTGTAAGTCGATTAGCATATCAAGAATGACTTATTACAAATGGATGAACAACACCGACGGATTTGCTGAAAAAATAGATGACGCTAAACACGGCTTGCATGATTTCGTGGAAAGCTCATTGCTGCTTCTTATCAAGAAGGGAAACATAGCCGCGACCATATTCTATTGCAAAACTCAATTGAAACATCGGGGATATATTGAGCGGGTAGAACAGCAAAGTTTTGAGCATGTTCCCGATGACATCACGGAAGCAAAGCTTGATGAACAGCGAAAGAAATATTTTGATGAATTAGAAAATGAAAAAATAGATAAGCAGCGAGCCGAATACAAAGCTGAACTTGAAAAAGAAAAATGAGCGTTCTGCCAAATCGTGATGTTTTTAAATCTCTCCGGTTGAATGATCGCATTGATGTATCTGACAAGATCATGCGAAGCCATCTGGATTTTGCGCGATTCTTTTTCCCGATAGTCGAGGGAACGCCATTCATAGTCGGTCACCATCACAAAATTATCAGTCATACTCTGGATGAAGTATTCAAAGGAAACATCAAACGGCTGGTTATAAACATCCCTGCCGGTTACACCAAAACAGAATTGGCGGTGATCAATTTCATTGCTCGAGGATTTGCGCTAAACCCAAGGTGTCGGTTTTTGCATGTATCGGCAAACGACCGGCTGGTGGGTGATAATTCATCCAAGGCAAAAGACATAATCAAAAACGACATCTACCAAATGATGTATCCGACTTTGGTTAGATCAGACACATCTGGAAAACATCATTGGCGAACCTCTGGCGGCGGTGAGGTTTTGGCGGTGTCTGCGGCTGGTTCTGTAATCGGTTTCCGTGCTGGTCGGCCTGATCATTCAGACACAAATTTTACCGGCGCGATTCTGATCGATGACCCGATAAAGCCGATGGATGCCTATTCTCCCGCAATGAGAAACACCATAAACGCCACAATCAATAACGCGGTCATGAGTCGATTGATGTTGGAGAATGTGCCGGTCATAATGATCATGCAAAGAGTTCATGAGCATGATCCGACCAATTATGTTCTGACAGGCGGCACAGGTGAAAAATGGCATCACCTTTGTATGCCAGCTTATAACAAATATGGACATCAACCGCCCACGCCGAACAATTACACTCATGCCATTCCCGTTGAATATGATGTGCCGGTCGGCGCTCTTTGGCCGTTCAAGCATACGGTCGAGCAATTAGAACAAAAGAAAAACGCACAATCTGAGGAAGGTGAGTCCACCGGCCTGTATGTTTTCAATGCTCAGTATCAGCAAAAGCCAGCCGCCGCTGAAGATGGTATGTTCAAATTGGGCTGGTTGCGAAGCTATGAAAAAGTCCATGAATCATTGCACAATATAAAAATATACGTTGATGCGGCAGAGGCCACCGGCCTGACAAATGACTGGTCTGTTTTGATGCTGGCCGGTCGAATATTGATCCGTGATGAAATCACTCAGCGGGTGATTCCCAAGGTGGTGATTCTTGATGTGATACGAAAACGCTGGAAAATAAATGATCTGGTGAAAAACACAAAAGCATTCTGGGAAAAACATCATACCTACCGTGATGGCTTTGAAATCAGAAAAGGCGCTGAACGAATATTGATTGAGAATGCCAGTAATGGAACGGCCTTGATTCAAATACTTGAAGATGACGAGGACAGCAATTATCATATCACCACGGTTAATAGATCAGAATCAAAGGTTGTTCGAGCGGCAACCAGCGTAGAATACGTCCAACGAGGACAATTATTAATTCCAGAAGTACCAAACACTTTCACCACCTGTGAATGGGTGACTGAATTTAAAAACGAATTTAAAATGTTCAATGAAATGGATACTCACCCCTATGATGATCAGCTTGATTGTATGTTTGATGCTGTCGAGGATCAGTTGATAGGATATACAGTCGGCAATCACCAAATTCAACAAGAAGCCCCGATGGGAGGCGCATAGCGATGAGCGTAGAAACACGAAACCCAACCTATACAAAATATTTGCCACTCTGGAAAAAGGCAATGGATTTCACCTCACCAGAGGACATCATTAAATCGATGGGTGAGATTTATCTGCCAAAGACCGGTGGTCAGAAAGCGGCCAGCAATGGCGATGACAGATACAAGCTATATTTATCTCGCGCTCGTGTTCTGGGATTGTTCCCTGAAATTGTGAATCGAATGCTTGGCATTTCTGCAAACGCAATTATTGAGCGGGATAATCAACGTGGTGCTGTCATTGAATTACCGCCCAAGCTTCAATACATGCTCAAGCGAGCAACCCGTGATGGTTTGAGTTTGCAAAAACTGACCATGAATTGTATCCGTCAAATTCTGATCACCGGTCGATTGCCGTTGGTGATTGATGCCGAGGTAAATGGGAGCAATCCATACATCATTCAACACCAAGCAAAATCGCTTTATAACTGGCGATATGATGATAACCAATTGCCTGAAATGATGCGTTTCACCATTCAGGAAAATGATGTTGTTGATGAATTCGATGACGAGACAACCGAAGTTCTGAAAATTTTTAGTTTCATTGAAGGCACACCGGCTTTGCGAATATTCAAACAGGGTGACAAGAATTCACAATGGACAGAGGATTTGGATGAGCGGGTTTTATTTGAAGGTGATAATTTGCCGGTCGTGGTCGCTGGATCTATCGATTTAACGCCTCAGTTCGATCCTATGCCTTTGAATGGCGCTCTTGATGCAGAACATGCTTATTACCGAATGAGTGCGGGATATCACCGCACGATTGCAATGACACATGAAGCGACACCCTACACCATTGGGCTTGAGACAAATGAGCGGCCTACCGAAATCGGTTCGGATGTTATCTGGCACGGCAACAAAGATGCGAAGTTTGGGTATGTCGAAATCTCAGGCGCTGGCATCAAGGCGGCAAAAGAGGCAATGGATGAGGAAAAGGATCGTGCCAAATCTCAGGCTTCGAAAGTAGAAGGCGGTGGTGGCGTTAAATCAGCAGAGTCATTGAGACTTGAACAGGCTGATCGCAATGCCACTCTGCAAAGCGTGGTTTCATCTGCTGGTCAAGCAATTGAACGATCTTTGAAGATTGCCGCCGAGTGGGTTGGCTCTGATCCTGATGCGGTTATTTATCAGCCAAATCTGGATTTTTCGTCATCTGTTTTTGATGCGTCGACCATCACAGCTTTGAATAATCTGATCGCCGCCAGACACGCGCCATTAAAGGTTGCTTATAACAGCCTGACCGCCTCTGGTTTATATACCGATTCCTTTGAAGCATATCAGCAAGAAATCGAGGAAGCCGAACCAACATTATGATTCCGGTAAAGCAAACAAAGTTTGGAAAGAATAGTGGGAATTGCTTACCGGCTTGTCTCGCTTCGATATTGGAGACTGAAATTCATGATGGATTTGATGACATCAATAGCAATGATTGGCTTCCGGCGGTGAATGATTATCTGAGTGAAAAACATCAACTTCAACTGATCTTGATTGATCGTGGGATGATCAGCGAGGTATTTTTTGCCTCGACTTCAAAGCCTGTTCATCATTTGATCATTGTCAAGAACAAGGGCGTTGGTGATGGTGATTTACATTGTGTGGTTGGTCACGGCGGCATAATTGAATTCGATCCATCTGGCGCTCATGGAGCGGGATATGTTGAAGATTGGGCGGTTTATGGATTTCTCGTAGCTGAATTGTAATGAGTCAAACTATCTTTGATGCCTATGTGAGAAATCAGGCCGATGCTCAGCGCGTCGCGTTGTTTTTTGCCAAAAAGCTGATCAAGAAATTAGGATTGAATGATGCAAAACTGATTGCCGATATTGAGAGCATTATGGATGGAATGACTGTTGCTCAACTCGCCTCTTTTTCATCGGGAAAGAACACCAAGGCGGCGGTATTGATCAAGCGAAAAGTGGTTGAATATGCCGTTCTCCATTCATTTGAATTCCAGAAAATGCTGGATACAATGTCGGATGATCTGATCAATTCAACGGTAAGAAATACAAATCGGTATATGCCTCGCGGTGCCAAAACAACACCGATGGGAAAGATCGGCTTCACCACCAACGGGATGACAAATAAAGAAATCGCCAAGCGTAGCGGTGACAGATTGGGCGCGGAAACAATCATCAAGGCCAGAGATGCGGCGGTTGAGAAATCACCGGCCACGGCGTTCAGAAAGTCAATGCGTAGAATCAGCAATGGTTCGAATGTCGCTGGCCTTCTCAGAAAACGGGATACCGGCGTTTTATCATGGGCTGATAGTGTCGCTGCGGGTGCGGTCAGAGAAGGCAACAGTCAGGTCGCAGTACATCTTGAGGTTGAATACGAAATATGGGTGGCTACGCTCGATGGTCGAACCTGTGTGGTGTGTGCCAATCTTGATGGTCAACGATTTCTAAAGGGTGTCGGGATAATCGAGCCAGCCCACCAGCGTTGCCGATGTATTCGCATCCCAGAAACACAACTGAAAGGCGCTAAACGACCCGTAGTTAAACATTTCCAGCCGGTGAGCCAGATACCAAAGGATCAAAGAAATATCGGTCAGGTCGATGCTACAACCACATTCAATCAGTTTTTCAAGCGTCAACCTCCTGTATGGCAAAAAGAATATTTAGGCCCCTCTCGTTACAAATTATTTGATGAAGGGAACATGCCTCTCGATAAATTCACGAGAGGCGCTGATCTTCTGAACCTCAAAGAATTGGAAGCACTCAATAAGGCGGTATTCAAAGAAGTTGGATTGTCAGATTAGCCTTTGATCACATCAATTAATTCATCCCAAGCCCATTGCTGAGATTTTGAAAGATCATTCCATTGTCCGGCCATTTGATATGGTTGAGCGCCGGTGATAATTTTCAAATATTTTTCATGAATCAATTGACCGCCGGTTGGCTTGTCACGAATCATCCATAATGAGAAAACATTTCTCCCTTGCCAATTTCTTGATACACCATCTTCGTATGTTGCTTTTGATTCAATATCTGGTGAAAGAAAAAAAGTAGCTACACCATTTTCGATTTCAATTTTAAATCCGAAATCCTCGAGATTTGTTGCTCGGCGCATTGTCATGCGATGCGGATAATTCAGATGTCGTTCATTGATGTATTGAAGCTCATTATTCACTCGTTGAGTGACCATTTCCTCTGTCGGTGCGTCGGTGTCGTTGACAATATAAAATTCAGGATTATTCATTTTCATTTCTCGTTTAAGTTGATGTTTGTGTTTCGATGCAATGTATTATGAACATTCCCGAATCATTGTCAAGACAATATATTAAATATATTAAAATAAATTCACTCTGGTACAATATCCACCACAAATTAACTGAAGTAGGGCTTCAACAGCATGAAAAGCAAAAAACTCGATTTATCTCCTCTCTTTATCGCAATAAACAATCTGCCGCGTGATGACGGCAATTTACCAGACGGCCTTGATCTAACAAACGCCGATCAAGTAGCAGCAATTTTGGCATCACCTGAAATTGAAACAGCATTGAAAGCATTGGTTGATGACGAAACCAAAGGCCTGAAAAATAATTGGGATAAGGTTAAACGTCAGAACATCCGGTTACAGGAACAGGCGCGAAAAGCGTTGGATAAATCTGGTGATGAGGATGGCAATGCTATCGCTCAAGCGGTGCTGGATTATTTTCAGGATGAGACTGAGCAAAGCATGATTGAAAACAATCAATTTGATCGAGTGATTGAGGCACGGGAAAGCAGACTAAATTCATCATGGCAAAAGAAATTGGACGCGGCAAACAAAAAATCAGGTGAGCTTGAATCATCGGTGACTGATTTGCAGAATGATATAAACGATGGCGTTATTACCCGCGCCCTTCAGGATGTTCTGGCCGGTCACAAGCCACACAATCTGGCACAGTCCACGGCCTTGCTAAAATCAATGGGCGTTGTTAAGCTTGATGCTGACGGTACACCGTTGCCATTTAAGGGTGACGAGCAGCTTCTGAATGACAAAAATGAGATCATTGATCTCAAAGGTTACGTTGAGCAATATGTCGCAGATAATGCCTATCAGTTTTCAAGCCCAAGAGGTTCTGGTTCTGGTAATGGCTCTGGCGGCGGTGGATCACAGAAACGATCCGATATGACGCGACCTGAAAAAGTTGCCTTTATTGGCGAACATGGTCAAGAGGCTTATGGCCAATTGCCGGATTAAATCCGTGAAAGCGGAACAAATAAAGCTTGCCAGTTTGGGACTGTGAGCATTTTAAAATTACTCTATATGAGGTGATAAAATGAAATCACGAAAAACTCTGGCAATTAGTGCTTTGACGCTTGCCACCGCTCTGCCCCCTGTTGGCATTAGTCCAATGCTATTTGAAGCTCTGGTGAATCTGCCAGCCGATGAAGCAAAGCCTTCCGATTGGAAAGTTTATCAGGATATGTTTAATGCTGGTGCGAATGAA